GTTTAATGTTATAATATTATCTGAAATATTGGTGTTAGTCGTGATTATGTTAGTCACAGTACCAATAACATTTAAATTTCCAGTTATATTTGTGTTTGGAGAGTCAATAGTTACAGACGTAGATGAACTGGACTTAGCTTCTATCCTATAATCCCCAGGTAATCTTAATACGTCAGTAGTCATTGTGTTTTCCCTTTAATATATTTATCCAGCAAAAATTCTGATTGCAACACTGTCAATAAGCATAGACTCTTTATGTGGCCAATATGGATGACTCTGAAATCTCATTGTTATACCAAAACTTGGATCACGTATAATTTCAGGATCAGCAATTTCCAATCCCCATATATCAGTAGATCCCCCATATATTTTAGTCATATCTAATGTTGGGGTAGCTTGATTATCTCCAATCAGTTGTCCATTAAACACCAATTGTATAGTCTCGTCTGAAACACGCCCACCACGCTTTGAAGATAATCGCACCTCAATCCCTGTAATAACTGGAATAATATTTCCAAAATTAAAATCAGTAGCAGTAAGATACCAAGTGGTTGACCTTATATTATTGGCCGTTGGATTAGAAATGTGAACTAAATCTTTTGAAGTTCGTATAAATCTTCCATCTGAATGTTTCATATCTGCTAGATCAGCAATTCCATCCCAAGAAATATGAGATTCATGTTCACTATACTGCCCGACCACCCGTGGAGATTTCCATTCAGTATACATATTAATTACTCAGAATAGACATAAGATACATCTGTTGCATAGTATCCAGTGTTTGATTTATCTTATCCACCTGCTCTTTACATCTTTTAAGAGCATACGTTGTTTTTGTTCTACGATTTTCAATTTCTAAATTGCTTAGAATTTTTATTTCTTGATCCAGGTAGGTAGACATACGAATAAAATCATTCTTGAAGGCCGGCAGTGTACGACTAAAATCTTGGATCTCAGTTTTTACTGCCGGCCAATCAGTACTGGCCGCTAAATTTAGCATCTAGTTATTAGTTATTTGAAACTTTAACAGATACTCCAGCAACTGCAGCTGTCATATTCCATCCAGCAGTAGTATTTGCAGCAAATTGAGTTCCAGTAATAGGAACTAATAGTGCCTTACGTGAAGTTAGCTTAGTAACATAGTATGTCCCGTTGTCACTGTCAGTGGCAGTGATACTCATTTCGCCTGCGTCTGGTGATGCTTTTGCAACTAGCTTACACACACCTTGTCCATCAGCAGTCTTAACTAAGTAACGACGACTAGCCCGTTGTTCCATGATGTCGGCAACGCTCGCTTGTGTACCACCTGGAATAAATGCGCTAGCTGCTATTCCAGCTGCGTTAGTTGTTAATAGAGTTACAGTAAACGTGGCGGTTGTACCAGTTGTTACTGGGGTTACAGTGGCTGTTGGTGTAGCAGTATAACCACTACCAGCATTAGTTAGCGTAATAAGTGTGATTCCGCCAGTGACTGTACTAACAGTAATACTAGCAGTTGCTCTTACACCACCTGGAAGCTGTGGTAATCCAAAAGCAACAGTGGCAGTTGATCTGTATAGTGTACCAGTCGTTGCTATGGCTACAGTGGCCACACCTTCACCACCAATACCAGTTGCACCACCAGTTGCAAAATTTGTGTATGGTGCATTTAAGTTAGCGAAATATGATTTTTTAATCGGGCGTCCCATTTTATTTTCTCCTTAATATGAGCGTTCTAGGCTGTACGAGGCGGGTTACCCCATAAGTCATCTAGACTATGTATTTATATAAAGTAACATATTAAATATATTTAGTAAAGAAAAAACCCGCCGAAGCGGGTTTTTATTTGGAGTAATATAGAATTACTTGAATGAAACGGTGGCAGAGTTGATAGCAACCTTGCCTAGATAGTCACCAGCGTTACCTAGTGAGCTAGCAGTGTTGCTTAGCTCAACGTATCCATAACGGGTCAAGAAGCCAACTACTGGCTCAAAGGTGTTAGGATCTAGAACAACTCCAGAACTCATCAGAGGAATATATGGGCAGTAGAAGGCTGGAGCATCAGCTTCGCTAGCACCCTTGTATCCGATCAGAACTTGGTTAGCGTTGTCGGTGTCGCTCTTGTAAGCGTCAACATAGATACGCATAGCGCCGTTTAGAGTTCCAACAAACTTGGTGTTTGTAGGAGCTTCAAATGTGCCTTCTGTTGTGCGAGCAAATGCACTGGTTGTAGCACTCTGTAGGATGGTTAGAGCTTGGTTAGAAACCACGGCCCAGTTACCAGCACCACGACGAGTACGTTGAGCGATCAAGTTGCTTACGCGATTAACTTGAATAGCTAGAGCAGCGTGTTCATCACCAACGAAAGTAGCCGTACCTGAAACTAGTGACTGGTCATAAGTTTCTTCAACGCTAGCTAGACCACGTAGGGAAGCTAGAATTTCCTGGTCAATTTCTGCAGTGATTTCTTGTGCCAGAGCAGCCATGATTTCTGCTTCGATGTCAATACCTTGTTGGGCTTGTGCATCTTGGGCAGCTTCAAAGGTCCAACGAGCTGAGAGCTTACGGCTCTTGGCTTCAACTGGTGCCTTCAAGATTTGAATGCTCATGCGCTTTCCTGGTTGACCTTCTAGTTGGCTAGTTGCAGCAGCCCGAGGGGTAGCGTCAACACCATTACCAGAATAAGCAGCAGCAATCTTGAATGGGCTTAGCGCTTCTTCACCTGCAACTACTGTACCATCAGAGTCAGCATAACGAACACGTAGAGTGTGGATCTGACCAACTGGTCCAGTCATTGGCTGAACGCCGATGATTTCGTTAGCGATAACTGTCGGCATAACACGACGAATTACTGGAAGAATAACACGGTTAAGTGTGGCAACGTTACCAGAACTGGTTGCACCTGCTGTTGCGGCCTCAGCCAGATAACGGCGAGTATTTTCGAGGCATACGCCCATACTTGCTCGACGGTTCCCTTGTAGGCCTTCAAGCAGAGTCTCCTTGGTCTCAGACCATCTTTCATTTAATAGTTGTGACATTTTTGTCTCCTTGAATGTTTTTATTTTAGACCCGCTAATTTACGGATGTCTATAATGTTATCTAAGCCTACCTCTGGCTTGACTTTGCGATCACCGGTCACTTCTGTACTCTCAGTTAATGCTGGCTTTGAAATTGTCTTAGCCTTCTTAACTGTTTGTCCTTCCATAACTGCTGGTAGGTATTTATCGAATGCATCATGTAGCCGAGCGGTTTTAACTGATTCCAGTAATTCTCGCATGATACCTTTTTGGTCAGCACCTAGAGGTGCCAGTAGCTCGCCCATGATGCTATTACGTTCCATTAGATCACTCTGAATACGAACTTCGCGTTCTTTGCTTTCTAACAGACTTTCTTTTTCTTCTAGGGCTTGTTTAGCTTCTGCAAGGGCTAAATCTTTCTTCTCAACGATCTTCAACAGTTTAGCTGTTTCGGATTTTTCGTTTAGATATGATTGACTATATTCCTGTGCAAATGCCTCAAACAATCTGCGGCCAAAAGTTGATTCGCGGGCTTGATCAATATCTTCTCTGAGTTGACTGATCTCATAATTCAGTCTCTTACCCATTGATTCCTTAACCAATTCTGCGCTCTTGGCAATAAATGCTTGTTTAACTTGATTGAACTTTGCTTTAGATTCGCGTACTAGCTTAACCTTAGCTTCTGCAAGATCTCTCTTATCTTGAGAGAACTCATGAATCTCACGTGCTAGCGCGCCAACGACAAACGTTTCAATCTTCTTGAAATTCTCGGAAACCATATCACGGTCACCACGGAATTCTTGTACTTCTTTTCCTAGCTGATGCATGATGAATGATTCCATAACTTTGGAATCTTCCTTCATTTTGCGTTGATAGGACACTTTGGCTTCAACCAAAGCATTTCTATCTTGAGCAAGTTCAGCCATTTCTGCGGCCAATCGCTCACCGACCATCGTGTTAACTGCTTCTACCATGACACCTTTATCGTGTTCATACTTATGAGCAAATTCTTCTCGAAGTTCGGCAGTAACTTGGTCGCGTGTTTCTTGAAGTCTCTGAGCCAATGCAGTTTCAACTACAGTGCGAGTTTCTTCTGTCATTACGCCACTCTCGACTAATTGTTTAAATGCGTCCAACATCACTATCTTCTCCTTTACGGTTATTTCAAACCGCTAATTATGTTCAGCATCGCCTCACGGAGATGCTGTTGCGTCTTGGGATCTCCCTTAGCTTCCTGTGCTGTTTTAATTGCTCTATATCCACCGCGTGTATTCATTAGATGTTCATAGACAGGAGTTGGATAAGCCCCCGGAGCACTTGGTTGAGCCACAATGTCTACTGTGATGATTTCAAAATCACTAACCTCACCAGTGCCTTCGTTAACATTACCGCTACCACGAGAGCTAACTCCCAGCTTTACGCCAGATTCAAACATAGTTTTAACTATATTTCCCATCGGAGTTGGTAATATCTTCATTTTACCATACCCATTTGGACCATCCATCCACACATCTGTAATCATGTGACTAACACGATCCAGATTAACTTTTAAGTCATCTGGATGATCAATTTCGCCCAACACCGAGTAACCATTTCTAATTTGGTCACCCAGAGTTTTTACAGCAGTAGTAATTTCTCTGACAGGATATATACGTTGATTAGCATTTCTGATACCACCCTGAATGGCAATTCCCTTAATGTAAAGGTTCTTGCCATCAGAATTATCAGCCTCAACTAAAACGCGGGCCTGATCAAAGCTAAGATGTTCTCTTAGGTATAGCATTACGATTTCCTAATTAACCGCCAACGATTGGCTTCTTGTTCACGCTAGTTTCGCCTGAACCTGATTTTTCTGCACCGTGGCCAGCACCAACTTTGCTTAGCTTCTTAACACCGGTTTCAGCTCCGTTAACATTTTGTAATGAGCCCTTTACCTTAGTAAATTCACCCTTTGGTGTTCCAGCTAGACCGCCAGACTTAGCATTTGGA